GTGTTAACATTCAAAGAATCAGTTCCAATTGCAGTATTATTATTACCTGTTGTGTTAACAAGCAATGAATTTGCTCCAATAGCAGTATTGCTAACTCCTGTTGTATTACTTGCTAATGCTCCACTACCTAATGCAGTATTAAAAACTCCTGTTGTATTTGCACCTAACGTTATATAACCAACAGAAGTATTTTGACTTCCAGTAGTATTATTTACTAATGAATTATATCCAACCGCCGTATTGCTATCACCTGTTGTATTTTGTTGCAATGAACCATTACCAACCGCCGTATTATTAGAACCAGTTGTGTTTAAGTTTAAACTTGTTGAGCCAATTGCGGTATTATATCCACCTGTCGTATTTGACATAAAACTTAATGCTCCAACTCTTGTATTATTTGTTCCACCAGAACCAGTACCAATTCTTAATCCACTAACCAATAAATCAGTTGAGAATGTTTTTGCACCACTTATTGTTTGCGTTGTTGCTAAAGTTACATAAGCACCTAAATCGCTTGTCAAAGCAATAGTTCCTGTTGCATCTGGTAATGTAAATGTTCTTGTTGTAGAATAAGGAAATTGAAATAAAAATATTCCTCCATTTGCTGGTCTAAAATCCAAGTAATTATTTCCACCATTAATAGTTGCATAAACACCACCAGCTGACGCTTGACCTAACGTTGATAAAAATATACCACCATTTGAAACAAATGTTGAAGAAGTTACTGTATTATTAAAAGTAGCACTTGTTCCAGTTAAAGCACCAGTAAGAGTACCACCAGCTAAAGGTAGGTAAGCACTAAGATTGCTTGTAAGGGCTAAAGTACCAGATGCGTCTGGTAATGTGTAAGTTCTTGTAGTTGCATCTGTTAAAGAAGCTAAAGAAAATACTCCTAATTTGTATGATGAACCAGTATCTGCTATAAAACCATAACTTGTGCTTGTTGCATATATTCCATTATAACCAGTGTAATTAGCAGCAATAGTTCCTTGCTTTAAATATAACATTCCTGAAGAAGAACCGCTTCCATTTGCATAAACAATATTAGAACTTGTTGCTCCAGCACTTAATATAAAAGCACCTAAATTTACATCTGCATTTGCTCCTGTATAAGGCACTTTGCCATTAAACGTACTCCAATCCGTTGAACTTAACTTACCTGTATTTGTAGCCGAAGCAATAGGTAGGTTAAAAGTATGTGTATCACCACTTGAAACGATAGCAAAGTTTGTTCCGCTAGTTCCTGTAGTTATAAATTGTGATTGATCTGTTAAGTTATTCAAAGAAACCATCCCTTTAGATAAGGTAGTTACAACTTGACATAAATGACCATTCTCGGTATGTAAAGTAACTGTTCTACCATCAACGTTTACATAGATTCTAATTGCTAATCTATCCGTTAACGCTAAAGCACTTGTAGGAACAGGAATAGCAAAATAATAAGGTGCTATGATAGTTCCTTGATTAATATACTCTGGAACACCAACACTTGATCCTAATAAGGTAAAAGTTGTACCATCGTACTTGTATAGTTCTGCATAGAAAAAAGGATTGCCTGTATTGTTATTTACGCTAAAGTAAAACTCACAATTAAAGTTACCGCCAGGTATTGATAATACATCAGGGTCATTAGCATCCGTTAAATAACTCGCTACATATCCGTTTGAAGATATGGTAATGTCAGTTCCAGCACCTATGATTGGTTCTTTATTTAACTCTCTATATGCAACACCTCCTATTGTACCTTGTGAAACACTTGAATTAAGATAGTAACTAACCGAGCTACCTCCACCGCTTGATGTTGGAAAATCAGCTAACGTACCATCTCCTCGTACATATTGAGAAGCAGCACCATCTAAAGCGGTTATTACACCACTATTAGCCACTACTGGACCTTGTATATCCCTAATCTTTGCTTCGCCTGTAACTTGTAATTGACTCATAATATTTTATTGAAATAATCCACGAATATACTCCCCAGCTTCTAAAGGTCTACCAAAAGTAAGAACCCCAGTTGCCGATACAAACTTAACATCATCGCCAGTTGGAGTTCCTGTTGTTAAAATGTTTTGCGCATCCACACCACCTCTTGAAACATATAAACAAGCATAACCGATTGTGTCAGCAAAAGTAATTGATGTTTCGCCACCACTTGCCGTGTAACCTTTTGTCTTAACAGGATTTGAACCTACTATAATTACACCGCTTGGGTCAACCTCCGTTCCTGTTGTATTGTATGCACCTGTACCTTGTAGGCTAATATTGTAAGTAGCCACATCCTTTTGTGGTGCGTTTATTGCTAAACTTGATATATTACAAGTTCCGTTAATGATAGTCAAACCATCAACCCCATTATCCACTACAAACTTAATCTCTATTGGTTCTCTTGCTAACTGCTTTTCTAACATAAACAAATATGAAAAACCACTTAAAGTAATTAACCCATCACAGGTTACACTCCAAGTAGCTACATCGTTCTTATATTCTCTAAACCAAGCACTTGATTGGCTTGTTACCTCTTTTTGATCTACGCTTACCTCAAACGTACAACTTGTACTACAAGCAAAAGCGACATCGACCTCTGGGTCTACATCTGTTCTATGCCAATAAAGCATAACATTATTTCCAATTACTGCTGCCATATTACAAATTTAATCAATTATCCGAATGTTTCTAATATTTCACCCGCTCCGCTAATTCTATATGCTTGTGAGTAAGTATCTGTAACCAAAACCCTCCACCAAATATTCGCACCATTAAATCCAACAGTTAAGAACTCACTTTGATAGAAGAAATCTCCAACCGAAGGAACTCCAATATCCTCTAAGTAAACAACATTACTTGTTAAAGGAGCAGCAAGTGCAGCCTCCTTAGTTAAATATCCATTAGATCTAAAGTGAGAATATCCTGTAACCTCTGTTGGCAAGTTATTACTATCGTAAATAGTTCTCATTGTTGTTTCTACATTCTCTGGATTAATATCCAACAAAGTAGCCGTAATTACATCATTAGGTAAATCCATTGTTGAATTTCCTATAATGTAACTTTTATTTTGAACAGTTATTTGTGCTGGGTCAGTATCGGAAGCCGTTATTCTCATCGCACCGCTAAATCTACCATCCGTTGTTTCCATACCCATAAAAGATGCATCTAAGTTTATGATGTTCTTATTTAAGCAGTTTGAATATTGTTTAACTACTAACTCGCTTAGGCTTCTATAAATATCAGTTAAATATTCTTGTCTGTACCAATTCTTTAAGTTTAAACCATTTGCATCACTTAAAAATCCTCTATATGTAAAAAAACCATCGTTAATATCATTAAATCCTAATGGAAGGTCAATATCTAAAACATATTCATTTGAATCATTGATAAAACTTTCAGTTGTTACTTGTTTAAAGTATGTTTCAACAGTTAATTGAAAGTTACTCGCTTCAACAGAACCAACAGTTGATTTCCAATAAGGAGCAGGTGTTGCACATAGAATAAGTTCAATAGTCAAATCACCGCCTATTGGTAACAAAGGCATAATCAAATCTAAATTTGCTTTAGGGTCTGTTGAACTAAATGGATAATAATAATAATGGTCATTAAATGTTGTATTTACCCATTGCTTATTGTTATCTAAAAATACCGAACTTGTTCCATCATCAACTAATATCTTAAGGATAAATAAAGCATCTGGACCACTTGCAGGAACTCCTAATCCAGCAACATCCATCTTTAAAGTTAATACATCACTTGTATTTACTTTAGGCAAGTTTATTGGTCTAACCAATGCAGTATATGGACTTGCAATTGAATATTCCATAATAAAAGAATTGTATCTTCTATTTGGATATGGCTTTACATAAATTATTCCATCTCCATATCTTTCCTCATCCCAAGAAAAAGCATTGCTTTCCGTTGGACTTACAACTGTGTAATTCTTTAAATCCCAGTTAGTAATATAGTTATTAGGATATTCAATTACTTTATCAAATCTAATCTTATTGTAACCTTTTCTAATTATCTTAAATTGGCTATTGTCTACAAAGTATAAACCGCTTGTGTTTGAGCTAAATCCTTCAATGTTTCCTGTTGAATCATAAATTGTATCAAAAAATGCTATTCCATCACTATCATAAAATGTAACATAGTATGAATCTTGTGCAAATTGTGTTAAAGGAACTATGAAAAAGTTACCTTGTGCTTGAAATAATCTTGAACCAACTGATCTTACAATCTTTGTTAATACATCAAGACAGTTTGTTGCTATTTGATTATCATCAATAAAAGTTGCGTAATTTATATATGATTGACCTAATGTATCCGCAGCTGGGTCATCCGTTCTATTATCCATATCTTCTGAAGAAAAACTTACTCCGCTTACAATATTATATGTTAATGGATATTCTAACTT